ATTGAATTGCAGTCAGGCGGCGGAGTATCTCGGGGTGGACCGAAGTACGTTGGTGCGGTGGGAGAAGAGTGAGGATATACCGAGGTTGGCAGCGGCGGGTGCGGAGACGCTATTGCGTGCGGGGGCGGAAGTTGAGGCGTGGATAGGGAGTTTAAAGCCGGCGGCGCGGAGGGCGGTGAAGGAGAGGGCGAAGGGATGGGGGAGGGAGCCGGTAGTGGCATCGGTGGCCGATTGTCCCGCACCTAAAGAGGCGGTATTACCCGCACCGGCGGAGGATATGGCGGCGGGGGTGGCCGTCGAAACGCTTCGGAGGGCGCTCAAGGTGAAGTTATTTCAATTTGGGGCGCGCGGGGTGGAGTCGTTATCTTCCATTACGGGCATATCGATCGAGCAGATACGCGGATTCGCGGAAGGAGGGGCTTTGTCTGTGTCTCAGTTCGCCGCAATCATGGATGTATTCGCGGAAAGCGAAGGAATATGATTTTAGTCTATACTTTTTGAAACATTTTTCTTGACAAGTGCGGAGAAAGGTCTTAAAAATGTTTCAAATGAAACAAAACACTCATAGAATTCGGGCGGCAGGCAGGTTCCTATTTTGGTGTGTCCAATACCTTACGACGTGGTTCGTGATGTGTTTTGGGTTCGTACTGGTGTTCTCTGTGATGGGGTGGTGTTTTGGGCGTCATCCGGTTGCGGCGGTGGGGATCTGTGCGGTGTTGGGTGGAATCTGCGCATTCGTGGTGATAAAGGAGTGACGGAAATATGATGACGTGTAAGGAACGATATCAGAATGACCCGGTATTCCAGCGGCTTGTTGATCTGATGCAGTATTATCTGGAGGAAAATGATTGCCGGCAGTACACGCCCACGGAACTGCGTGAGGCGGTCATGTTGGCTGCAACGATGTACGAATATCGTCACATACGACCGATCGTGATCGATTGCCAGGATCCATATCGATTGCCAGTTGCTACGGGGAATTGGGAACGACCGCGGCATAATGCGGGGAAATTCGGACCCTCTTCCGGAAGAGTGCGCACTAAACAGCATTTTCTGGGGTGCGGTAAGACAGGGCAGCGCCTGGGATTCGATGTGATGTGCGGGGAGATGTGGACGCCGGTGGTGTGGGACGGCGGTTCGGGGGCGCCTGAATTCTGCAAAACCGAGGAAATAGAGAATTTATGAGCAAAACGATTTGTGAGGTCTGCGAAGTTGCTCCTAGCGACCCGGCATTGAATGTGGGGCGCCACAGATTCTGCTGCGCAAGTTGCAAGATGAAGTATATGGAGGATTGTCTGAAGAGTGGGGAGATGATCCCAAAGGTATTTGAGCCGGACGTCTTCCAGATTACGGCCGAAGCTGCTCTCATGAAGAGGTATTTGGTGGAACTCGCGGATGCGTGTGAGGAGCGGGTGGCTGATTCGAAGGAATGGGTTCGGGAAATGGGCGCGAGTATGATTCGGGTGCTGACTGGACCGATATACGGAGACCGGCAAAATCTGGAGGCGATCGCGGCGGTTTCCAGGTTGTTGCTATATATCCTGGACGAGACCGAAAAGCGCGCTATGCGGCAACCGACAAAACCGACAAAACTCAGATTGTTGCCGCCGCCGGCGGGAAGAGGATCCGATGGAAATGGTGAAACGGGTGAAGGTGGTGCGTGATGAATGAGGTTGCCCGGGGCGTAATGGATATCCTGGTTTTTGTTGCGGCGATACTGTTTGCGATCGCGCTATGCGTTGCGGTCGGTTGGATGCTTGCCGGTTCGACGCTTTCTTAAATTATCATGGAGGGAGTATTGTCGTGATGGAAATAGAAAAGGAAATTCAGCGGCTGGAGAAACAAATTGAGGCGCAAGAACGCGCGATAAAACACATTACGGATGCGGAGAACTCTTCATGTGACACAACTGACAGCGGCTGGAAATCGCGCTGGGTTGCAGACATCAATCGATTCACATCCCGTTTCCACGGCCTTACAGTCAAAGAACCGGAGATTGCCCGGGCCCTCAGAGAACTGCTCGATGTCGTGCGCGCTGCCTTGCATCCTCTTCCGCCGGCGGCAATGGTGAATTTCCGGCCGGTAGATGCGTACAAACGCGGGGGACCGTCCATGCAACCGTTCAGTCCGGACTCCACCATCGGAGAAGGTATTGCGGAAGCTGCTGCCAAATTGAACGAAGAGAACCGGACCGCCTCAAAAGATAGCGAAAAACCGGAAATGGGAAAACGTCCTGCGACCGCGCTTGAACTGCTACGGGATGAATTTAAGCGCGAAGTAAATGCTTTCGAAAAGTGCATGTCGGAAGCTCGTAATTACCAGGCGCACATTGATGTGCATCGCGGACAACAGAAGCAATGGGAAGCGATGGCCACCAAGCATCGCGACAGATCGAATAAGATCCAGGTTGCCATGAATGCCCTAGAAGGTTGATATTGAAAATGGCTCTTATACAGTGGGATGAAATAACCCAAAATATGGCGCGCAGACTGACTCAGGAGTGGGCGGAGCGTTTCTCTGCTCAACTCAAATTTGCTGATGCGGTACGCCGGGGATTGTGGTGCGTAAAATGCCGAGGGCAGTACATCGACATTGGCATTGCAATCGTGTGCAACTGCGCGCCCTAATTTTTGAAAGGACGAAAGATGTCCGATAAGAAGTATGATTGCCAGGATCAGTGGAAACCGATTGAAAACGTGTCTCACGAAATGCTTTTGCTCGTAATCAACATCAATGACGGGTTTCTTGACGTCCATAAAGACAAGGGAGAATTCACTCTTAACGACGTAATAGAATGGGCCACAAAAGTATATTGCCTGAGCCATATCCTACGATTAATGAGGGAGGCAGGCGGATGCGCTCCGTGCGCATTCAGACGTTGCCTGGAATATATTTCAGCGCAACTCGCCATGGAGCCGGATTGGGTACGGAATAATTTCCCTGAAGTATTCATTGATTCCGGGGAAATGGAAGAAGACAAAAAAGAGACTATTCATTAAGAGGGTGGGTAGAAATGGGCGCGCCAGCAATGTGTCCTATAAGAGTGATTGAATTGTTTCCGCATGAAGTGGATTGCTATGTGTGCGGCAATCTGTGCGAATTTCACGATCATTTAGCAATGCCCATCTATGAAGACGAGATCGTTCCAGATAACTGGGACAACGAGTGGGGTGGAGTCCCTGTTTGTCGGGAATGCTATGAAGAAACGAGACATCGTCAGGCGCTCCACCCGGGAGAATGCATTCCTATTATTTGGAAAAAGGAAATTAGATCACTAGAGGAAATATGACAGAAAATTATCGCCTGCAGTATCGCTGTAAATTGTGTGGAGGAGTGGAGACTGTCGGAGACCCGAGGCCCTGGAAAATGCTGGATCATCATCCGTTCATCGTGTCCGAGCCGACAACGAGTATCATCATCGCCGCAACCGGAGTTATCATCCCGCCAATATTGATCTGGCACGAATGCCATAAGGACGAAAGTCGGGGATTCAAAATAGGATTTGGGTTGTGTGAGTTCGCCGGATTGCTGCCAGTTCGAGAAAAGGAAGAGGAATCATGCGAAACATCTCTTTCATGATGACAACCGAACAGTTCAAATCAGGGACAAAGGATGTCACGCGCCGGCTGGGATGGAGAAATCTGAGACCGGGTGAGCAGTTGATGGGAGTACAGAAAAGCCAGGGATTAAAAAAAGGTGAACATGTCATTAGATTGCATCCGATCGTGGTGATAAGCGCCATCCCGGAACCTCTGTGCGATATCAGAAGACATGGGAAGAACGAAACACGACGCGAAGGATTCCCCGACATGAGCCCCGATGAATTTATCGATATGTTTTTAGAACACAATGGCAAGAAATGCCTTCAGGGAGAAGGAACCCCGGTCAATCGAATAGTATTCAAGCATCTCTCGCACTGCCCGGGATGCCTGTACCCGGTAGCGCACTTGGGAGATTACTGTGGTGAGTGCCTCTGTGAGGATGATGGAGTCTAATTCTTAATAGAATAGGAGGAGTTTATGGGAGGCGGTGGAGGAACTGCTTGCGACGAGAGTTTGGGACGTGGTATCGATTTAAAGAACTGCCACTGTCAGCCCCTATTAGATTTGTTATGTAAATTTCACCATTTGGACGCCGACATTGTTTACGGAGAGCATTCTGCGGAAGAGATTCATCATTGCGACCGTCCTGCAGACGCAAAGGGAGCGGAGTACAAAATAATCCATTGCGGATGCCTACCAACTACTGAGTGTCAAAAATGTGAGCATGATAATAAAAAAGCATGCATGGCGCGCAAGACTCACGCGATCAGTCTTAAAGTAGTGACTGCAGCGTTGCATATTGATTTTGTGTCTACAGGGAGGTTTATCAAGAACGCCATGATCACGGTGGAGTTCGATAAACGGTGTCCCAAGAATCCGGGATACTACCACATGCAGACGGCAGACTTCGGTTGCCATGCTTTTTTGAATGCTCAGATAGACACATTCGGTCAAATAACATATAAGAATATAGATAATGTATTCTTAGAAAACGAGAATAAGATCCGAAACTTGGAACGTGAACTATTCGATGCAAAGCGTCAGATTGAATCGAACATTTCAAAGCTTGAATCTATCAAAAAGGCAATTGGCAGATAAGAGGATGATTGCGAATGACCGATGCAACGCATGGATTAGCGGGAACATTCGGGAGACCAAGAATAGCTCGGGTATTCCCCCGTAAAACCAAGGCCAGTCCACGGGATGAACTCGCATTCTTTGATGTCCCGGGATTGTTTCCTCCGGAAGTCGACGAGGTACATGTATCAGTCACTTTCACTTGGGATATTCCCAAAGCTGAACGTCTTGCGCGTGCGTGGGAGAAGGTGGCGCCCGTAAAGATCGGTGGGCCGGCCTTTGGCGGAAAAAGTGGAGAATTCCATCCTGGGATGTATTTGCGTAAAGGTTACGTGATCACTTCTCGAGGTTGCCCAAATCATTGCTGGTTCTGCTCTGCATGGAAACGCGAAGGAATTACCAGGGAATATCCGATCGTTAATGGCCATAATGTTTTGGATGACAATCTTCTTGCCTGCAGTTATGGACACATCAATGCTGTTTTTGACATGTTGTCACGCCAAAAAGAACGGGTACAGTTCACGGGAGGGTTGGAGGCTGCGAGATTAGAATCCTGGATGGTTAAGAGGATCCGCGATCTTCACCCATGGCAATTGTTCTTTGCATACGATACTGCAGATGACTGGGATCCGCTTGTCCGTGCATCTAAACTGTGCTGGGAAGCAGGTTGGACTCCACAAGCGCATACTGTGCGCGCTTATGTATTGATCGGATATCCAGGTGATTCGATCGAGAATGCCCACGGTCGTCTTAAAGACACAGCAAGACTTGGCATTATTCCCTGCGCAATGTTGTGGAGGGATGAGGCTAAAGACGCTCATTCGGATGATTGGAAGCAATTTGCACGTTTCTATAAGCGGCCTGCAATTACCAGTCAAATTATTGGAGGAATCTACAATGCCTAAATCAAAAGACGTAAAAGAAGGAGTTGAAGATGCAATGGCCTTTTGGTTGTCTCAGCATCCCGTTTCAATGGGAGACATACTTCAGGACTCTATAAAGAAGGCTACTACTGAATGGTTTGATTTAAATGAAGACAAAATTATTGAAACAATGACACATAAACCAGGGATATGCTCTACCTGTAAGTATTTTTCTCATGATGACATTGTTCAATTTGGAAACTGTTCTTGTCCTAAGTATTTTTCTAAGTATTCAGATGATGATATTCCGGTATTTGCATATCCCGGAATGAATCTTGATTGCGTAATAATAGGATCTGGGACTAAAGTTGGTCCAGGATTTGGATGTATTCACTGGGAGATTGCCTAATGGATCTCGTAGGAACGGTTCCTAAAACTTTCTGGGAAGAATGGCTTGCTGAAGGGAATTGCGCCGGAGAACAGGAAAGAACTGATCTTGAATACGCATGGTTCACCAAAAGTAAAGTGTCTCTAAAGATACTTCCAGGAGACCGACTTTATATTGTTTGCAATGGAAAGTTGCGCGGATGGGCTCCTGTAATTAGGTTGTTAAGTGATCTTGACGATAGAGAGCGTCCATATTTTGCTATATGCCGAAGCGGCGGAGCGGTGGCATGCACTATCCCCCAGGCGATACCAGGATTTAGAGGACTCCGGAAAAGATGGTGGGAGCACGATCAGGAAATACCTTTCCCTGATTGGAAGGAATTATGATCGAACTCTTACTTATCATTGTGGCCGTAAAAATAGGTCTATGGATTTACGATGAACTTCATAAAAGGGATCTCCTGTGAAAGACAATGAAAAGATCTACGACGAGCAGATATCTCCATTGATGACCAAAATAATAGAGATCTGCAAAGAACATAAGATGCCGTTCTTTGCAGAATTCCAATATTCAGATGAAGGGTTCTGTTGCTCTGCGATATTCGGGCAAAAGGAGTATGGCTCTCATTTTGTTTTCCAGCTATATGATGCGTTGACGAAGTGCGTTGAAACTGATGGAGTAAACATCGATAAGTTCCTTTTTGCCCTTATGAAACACGCGCGGAAAACAGGACACTCTTCTTTGATTTTAAAGCAATTGGGAGTCGATGAAGGCAAGGGTGCGCCTCCGGCCGATGGTGGGTTTGCAGCGTTTACCATAACGAAAGGAAAACCGTGAAAGACCTGGGTATCGTGGCGTCATTCAAAGTGTTTCCACGAATGGACAAACCTCTATATTTAACCGTGCAGGTTTTTAAGACGCGGCGTCTTATGCATGGTTACTGCCGAAGGTATTGCACCCATTACATGGGCGCAAAGACAACTGCGGTATGCCATTCATTTAAGCGCCTTGAGATCCGACCCGGGAAAAGGGATAGAGTCCATCCAGAAATAGGGTCGATGCATTTTTATCTCAATCGCGTGGACCCATCTATCGTTGTGCATGAATGCAGCCACGCTGCAATATTCTGGGTTCGAAGGGTTGAGCGAAAAGAAATAATCAAAATCGGAGACGAGAGCGATAACGGGTACGCGACTGGGGTCGAAGAGTCTATTTGTCTGGCCACTGGAGATCTTTTTTACCAGATCAATAAGGAATTTTGGAAACGAGGAATTTGGAAATAATAGGGGAGGATTGTAATGAAGTGGATGTTGCACGATCGCAAGAAAAAACAGTTGATCTTTAAACTCGAGGAGCACGAACTTGTTGAGGGGATGCAGCATCATCTATATTTTGCGCATCCGGAAACAAACCAGAAGGACTCCAAGATGGTAGACGTGCATCTTGGTCCATCTGCCGTCAATTCAAATTGGGAGTTGATCTTCAACCTCCCAGATGAATTTCCACTCCACATGGGTCGGTGCGAATGGTTTGTGAATGGCCACAGCGATATGAAGGGAAGTTACATCGTGGCGACCGGATTCACCGTTGCCAATAACATCGTCTGCCATCAAGCTCTTTCGAAGCGTTTATGAACAGACCTTACGCTGTAGTTGAATCGGTCTGTCTGAAGTGCGGAAGCTTCATAGCCGGCGGCCGCAAACAATTCGAGACGCAGAAAGAGCATCGGGATTGGATGGCAATGAATCGCAACAAGATGCAGTATTGTCGACATTGCCGAAGACATGTGAAAGTGACCTTCAAGGGGTATTGACATGAACAAAGAAATAAAACTGAAAGGTTGTAGCGCGGAGGACATGAAGGAAATTCTTCCTGACAACCTGATTCTGTTGGGATACCGCGGAAGTCTGGCGCATGGGATGTACCTGGAGCCGGACAAGCCAGAAAGCGTCGACGATAAAGACTTGATGGGCGTCTGCATGGGACCGCGCGAATGCTATCTCGGGTTGGCGGTCTTCGAGCAGAAAGAGAAGCAACTGCGCGAGTGGGATTCTGTCACCTATGAACTTAGGAAATATGTCCGGTTGCTCGAGAATGGCAACCCGAATGTGCTTTCTCTGCTTTGGCTGAAGGAATCTCTTTATATTTATCGGGATGCCTGGGGCCATTTGCTGATCAATAAGCGGGATCTCTTCGTCTCGAAACGAATTTACCATTCATTCGTCGGTTATGCCTATGGACAGATTAAGAAAATGGAGCATGCCAACTTCCAGGGATACATGGGCTCGAAGCGGAAAGCCCTTGTCGAGAAGTTCGGATACGACTGCAAGAACGCAGCGCATGCCATTCGTCTCCTCCGGATGGGGATCGAGTTCCTGAAGGAAGGTGAATTCCACGTCTTCCGGGACGATGCTCCCCAGTTGATGGAAATAAAGACCGGCAAGTGGACGTTGGATCAGGTCAAGAAGGAAGCTGATCATCAATTCAAGCGCATCGAGTCGGCATACGATGAATGCAAACTTCCCAAGACACCGGATCGAAAGAAAATCAATGAACTGGTGATGGATATGACTTGGAGCTGGCTGAACAGTTCTAAATTGGAGAAACCATGCCAACACGAAAAGTAAGGGATTACGAAAAAGATCCCAAGTATTCGCAGTGCTTGGATCCAGAGCATCGACCTCCAACAATGGTGGTCTGGGATCCGGGTGAATATGAACACGAATGCCCCAGATGTGGTTTTATTACTCGATTTATTGTCCCCAGGCGGGAATGTATGCGTGTCATGGACGCAGGCGAGAAAGTATTAGGTCAAAGAGCTGCTTTTCATGATCTGTTAAGAAAGGGTGGGAAGCTCGCATGAAACCAATCAGTCCGGTATTAAAGGGATTCGAGGATCTTGAAAGGCTTCTGGCAAAAGATCAAATGGAATATCAACCATTGCCCGTGATCTGGTGCCACGACGATAGCGGGAATGTGATATCCCGTTGGAAGTTAACATGGCGAGAGCGCTTTCGAGTCTTCTTTCGTGGAGAGATCTATATTCAGCAATTGACATTCTGGCCGACCCCTACTTCAGGAAAGTTCCAGCCTCAATTGCCGAGTGCGGAGCCGCCTGTCTTACAAAGGATTGCGATTTCCAGGGAAGATCCGACTAAATTAGACAACTTCACCAAGGAGGACGTTCCTATCCCGGGAATATCTGAATAACGATTGTGGGAGCGTTTGGTGCATTTAAAATTTCTACTGTTGTTTAAATGCGATGCCGGTTTATGCCGGCGCGCTCCCTCTCTTTCAATAACAAGGAGGAACATGGCAAAAGCTTTGTATCACATAGAAAAAGTGGCTTCTCCTGAGGTCGAGGCGGAAGCCAAGGATTTATATACCTATCACCCATGGAATGAAAAACAGAAAGAACAGGGTGAGGCTATCCGTGACGCCTTAATGAAGGCGCACTTGATTATCGTGGGAAATGCACCCCCAGGCCCGGATCGCGACGTTGCGTTACGCAAGCTACGCGAAGCTCGAATGGACGCTAACTCGGCCATAACAAATGGTGGTCGCTACTAAAAAGGAGGCAACATGATCGGAAGTCCACTGCTTACATTTGACGAAGCGGCATATCTCATGAATCTGGATCATGAACAACTCCAGGCGCTAGTCGATAACGATCAGATTTTGGTGATCAAATCCGCCGGCGAGGATCCGCCACTGATCCATGAATCGGAAGTCCATCGGTTCGTCCACCCTTGGCAGCATATTTTCAGGCTGGATAAAAGGGTCGACTCTCTATTGGCGTTGGTTGAAACCCTGAAAAACAAAAACACTCTTGAACTCAATGAAAGCACAAATAATCGCCTGGAAAACATCGAGGAATCGATGGATGAATTTCGGCGCGATCTTCGTCAAATCAAGAACAAATTATGGCCTCCGCCCGTAGTCACCGGAAGTGTATATACAGATGGTTCGTGTCCTGGAAAACTGAAGTCCAAGGGCAAGTCCAAGGGCAAGTCCAAGAAATAGTCATTGAATTCTGGCGAAGCCGGGAATGTCCGGCTTCGCCTTCAGGGGGAGAGCATGACGGGTGCGGAAATAGCAGCCAGACGAGAACGATGCGGATTGACACAAGCACAAATGGCTGATTATCTGGGAATCGGTCGGACGACTGTATGGCGCCTGGAAACCGGAACAGAATCTGTCAAACGGCCAATAGAAGTAACTGTCCAGACTATGGATATCGGAAACCCATCATTCGAAGAGTGGATTGAAAGGCAACCCATTCGGGCCAAAAGAGCAATTCGTTTACGACAGCAGAGGTTGAAATGAAAGAGGTTGACAATGCCCCAATATATGCCCACGGCCGTCACCCAGGAGTGGGGCACTCCTCAATGGCTGTTCGACGATCTCAATAAAGAGTTCCACTTTGTTTTGGATGCATGCGCAACTGCGGCCATCGCAAAATGCCCTAAGTTCTTCTCGGTCCAGGAAGATGCTCTCATGCAGCGATGGGCGCGATCGACATACTGCAACCCCCCTTATGGAATTGCTCTAAAAAGATGGATCCAGAAAGCTTACGAGGAAGCGGTGCGTGGATGTACGGTGGTTATGCTCCTGCCGGCGCGCACGGATGTAGAGTGGTTCCATCGTTATTGCTTTGTACCGGGTACAGAGATCAGATTCATAAAAGGCCGCATCGGATTCGACGGCGCCAAAGGACGATCCCGAGCTCCATTCCCTTCCATGATAGTTATATTCAGACCCCCAAAACTATCTAAAAGTATTGACACAAAGCATTAGGCAGAGCAATAGTATAGACTAAAAGTCGATTTGGAGGGGTCTATGAACAAAGAAGAATTGCTGCAGGCCATGAAGGACTTGGGAATAACTCAGAGCGAATTAGCCCGGCGCCTGGGTGTTCGGCCCGAAACCGTGCATAGATGGTTAAAGGGAATCAATGGTAAACCGCGAACGGTCCCAGGGCCGGCTTCAGTTGCCATTAAGCAATGGCTTCGCGAAGCCGGGAAGACTGTTATCGAGGAAGCACTATAAACATGGCCAAAGACTGGAGAAAAGACGATGGTAGAATTGAAAGGGAAAGACCCGCGATATTTGAAAGGTGACACAAATCCACGTCATTTAATTATGATTGCAGTGGGGACCGGCAATAAATATTGTCGCAACTGCGATTATCTTTACCTCCCTAAATTTTTACATCCTGCCCTCAGCAAATGTGTGATATTCAAAGAACCATTGAAAGTGGACGACCGACTGGGTTGCGAACGTTGCCAGTCATGCCGGGACGCCGAACGTCTGATACAGGAAACAAAGCAGGTGGCCAGGAAAGAAGGAGAGGATATCGCCTTCTTTAGAGCCAATGGCACCCGGGAACGCAAATCCGACCAACTGAATATGAGGGTATGACATGGATGACGACGACCCTAAACTTAACCTGGAATACTTTTTCGATGAAGCCACTGAACGGCATTTGGAAAACGCAATCAAATGGAGCGGCAAAGAACTCGTCTCCACCCCTGCCCTTGCTGAGAAGATAACCACCTTATTAAAGGGCAATAAAGAACTCACCAATATTGTCCTGGGAATCTCTGTTACGAGCCGGGTTTCCCCTCCAATCGTATTTAATGACATTACGACAGGGTTCGTCATGGGTGTCGCTCTCGTCCTGGAATGCCTCAACGATCGAGAAGAATTCCCTGGAGTAAATTATAACGACACAATCCAGTAAAAAGTATTGACAAAAAGTCTGATCGATATTAATTTCTATAATTATATGGAATGTTCCATTTGAAACATCATTTTCCTGTACCCGGGTACAGGAATTTTAGGGTCAGGCAAAATGTCTTGTAAGCGTATGAATTTTGAATTTGAGGTTGCATGAATGGCTTGGCTCTATGTTCCGGAATATTCGGAATTGAAATTGGACTTACCAGAGCAATTCCCGGATACCGCACTGTTTGTGCGGTTGAGAGAGAAGCCTATTGTGCCGCAGTCTTGGTCGCGCGTCAGAAAGAGGGTTCGTTACCTCAGTTCCCTATCTGGGATGACGTTACGACCTTCGATGGCAAACCGTGGCGTGGAGTCGTGGATATTATCACTGGAGGAATTCCGTGTCAGCCATGGTCAGTTGCCGGACAAAAAAAGGGAACAAAAGACGAACGATGGATTTGGGCAGATATGTTCCGAATTATCTGTGAAGTCAGACCAAAGTTCGTCTTCCTTGAAGAAGTCCCTGGGTTTATTCGAGGAGGAGGTCTCGGTTACGTCTTATCCGACCTTGCCAATGCAGGGTTCAATGCGGAATGGGATTGTTTTTCCGCTTCCGAAGTCGGAGCGCCACATCGTAGGAAACGGTTATTTATCCTGTCCTACGCCAGATGCGAATACGGCGTCATACTCGAATGGGCACAACGGATTCGTGAATTTAAGGGAAGCATCAACGCAGTGGCCGACTCCGGATGTGTGCAGTGTGAAGGCCGGGAATCGGATGCACGACGGGAGGCGCGGCCGGGGGATCAAGACGATGGCAACATTATGGCAGACTCCGAATGTCCCGAACGGCGGCCGGAATGTGGATCATGCCGAAATAATCGGATCGACGGCTTACCATGCCGGGAAGAAAGTTCAACTGGGATTGGGACATCAGGCCACGAAGAATTGGCCCTCTCCGACATCCAGTATGGCGACGATACAAGATATGGAGCAAGCGAGGTTCGCGGGGAACGACCAGAGAAGACCGAAATACTCGGAAATCCAGAATTGGACTACGCCTGCGAGTCGCGACCATCGTTGGGGGCAGGGCTTGCCAGGCCGGAGCGGAGGAACGAGTTTGTCAGTCCAGGCGGAGACCGGGGTAATGTCCCACAACCAATGGAGGAGTCCGGGAGCTTGCAGTCCGAACAGTCTTCGGGGAAGTTGCCAGAGCGCGAAGAAGAGAACTGCCGGAGGGCATATGGTGAACCTACAAGACCAAGTTGGCGACTTCCAATCTGGCCTCCAGGACCAGACGACACAGAAGAATGGTCCCGAATTCTTGAATCAAGGCCCGATCTTGCCCCAGCAGTCAGTATCCAGGAAGAGGCTCAATCCGAAGTTCGTATGTTGGCTAATGGGGTTCCCAGAAGGATGGCTGGATCTACCAGAGTCGATAAACTCAGATGTTTAGGAAACGCAGTTGTCCCTGCATGCACTGAAAAGGCATTTTTGGTGTTATTAGAGAAGGTAGCCCATGGCAAAAGTTGAATGCACCGTCGAGCAATGCGAACTCGAGAACGACCGCGGCATGATGATTCCAGGAGTCGTCGTGACGTGTTCCAAATGTGGACATTTCACCGAGAGCTTTGGGACAACTTCCCGCAGTATAAAACGGTGTCTCGTTCTTCTTAGGGAAGAGTGCCCTCAAGGCGAAAAGAATTTCTATGTGGCAGACGAACTCGAAGATCTTGAATCAGTAGAAAGCAGGCCGGCCCCAGCATCTTATCAGAAACCAGAACCAATAAGTGAAGAAGAATATCCTGGGCCGGATACCGATTATGTTGGAAAAGAAATAGAAATTATTGAGGAAACTCCTGGGTTCGTAGTTGACATAAATCAAAAAGTGGCAGATAAGTAACTGTCCCTAGAAATGTTTGGAGGTAATGCAATGGAAAAGCAGACTCGTAATTTACCCGTGAAGCTGAAGGAAGATGAAGTCGCCGCCAAATCGCAGGAACTGGCTGCAAGTATCCGTATCCTGGAAGATATGGAAATCACCCTAAAAAGCGTCAGCAAGAAACTGAAGGATGACATTACGGCCAAAAACAAAGAAGTTCTCAATCTGGCCCGAATCGTTACTGACAAAATCGAATATCGGGATGTGGAGTGTTACGAATATCGGAACCTTACAACCTTCACAGTTGAGATTATCCGGTTTGACACCAGTGAGATTGTAGCGACCCGGCCGATGACGCAGAATGAACGTCAACTTGTCATGTTTCCTGAAAAGAAATTGAGACGTGTCAATGAATCCGAGTCGGCCGATAACGTCGCCGTGGCACCCCCGGATCCTCCTGCGGATCCATCCATGATTCCGACTGCAGAGTTAGAACAAATATCCCAGGAATCAGAAACTGTGAAGGAGAATGGCAATGCACAACCGGAGGCATCGGAAGGACAGGAGAAATAAGCCGGCCTTAAATCCTTCTAAGTCTCAGGTTGGGTGCTGGGAAGTAGAATATGAATGCGGACTGACCATGGTCTTTCCGCCAACTAATCCGAAGGATATAGAGTCGAAAGTAAAAGAATCGCCGCATGCTTGTGAACGGTCGAAATGTCGTCCGTGGCGATATACGCGCATCGAGGAGGAAATGGAAGATGGCCGATTGGGTGCAAACTCCTGAAAGTAGTCACGTCGAGGCAATCAAGTACGAACCCGAAGAACGGTCTGTCTACGTGAAATTCAATGATGGTTCCGTTTATCAATACATGAATGTTCCCGAGAGTGTTTGGGAAGAATTATTGGCATCGGGTAGCAAGGGGCGTTTCATCAATATCGTTCTTCGGCGTGGATACGAATACGTGAAGGTCCAATGAAATGTCTGAGAATTTTGGTCCATTGCCGGCCGGATCGATTATTTTATGGCAATCAGAGCACTTTCTCATGTATATGGACTCCAAGGGAGATTGTTGGCGATATATGCATGAGTTCCATGCCAAATGGCCGGTGATTTTTGATCCTCCTCTGGATAAAAAGGTTTACATGGAGCCGAAGCCTGTGACCAAATACGGCTTAACGGACAAGGAAATCGAGGAACTAATATGACAAATGCTGAAGCGATCGCTATAGGGACGGAAAGATTCCTGGAGGCCAACAAAGAACAGGTCTTCGCAAGAATCTATGCCGGCGCGGAAGCGGCCGCCATGACGGTGGCTGAATCTGTTGGATTGCAGATATCGGCTCGGGTGGCAAAGTTTCTCAAAGACAATACTCAGGATTTTCTCGCAGCGGTGGCTATGCAAGCTGTGATCGGAGCCGAATCAAAGAGGATGGAAGGAAAACGTAACCCTGTTGTCATCCCGGAAGAACAATCCGAAGAAGGAAGCGATGTTCAGCTTGCTTAATTTATTGGTCATAGGATTGGCGGTTTGGCGGGTATCTCACATGCTCAAATATGAGGCTGGTCCATGGGATATCCTGATCAGGATCCGCGAAAGGCTTGGCGATAGCATGCTGGGCAGGATGATGGATTGCATGAAATGCTCTTCTGTTTGGCTGGCAATAATATTTTCTGTACCGGGTACAAAATATATTGTGATCGTTCTGGCAATATCTTCTTTGGCGATCATGTTTGAGGAAATTTATGGCTTGTTGCGGAAGGCGTTCTACATATCCTGTTCAGGGGAAAATGATCACAGTGGAATATCAGGGACGGGATCCGGTTTATAAAGTATCCGGCGTCATGACTGGAAAGATTTATCGATTCCGCGGCAATGGTTTCCGTCAATTAATGGATCAAAAAGATTGGCATTGCATGCAGGATTCTATGTTGAAAAGGATACAATAAACTTAAAAAAGTGCGGTGGGCTGGGAGCGTTCACGCCTGAAGAGCTTCAGTGGACTGGCTTCCCCGGATGCGCAACCCACATCGGAGTTGAATGCCGCGACAATGGCGCCCGAGCCGGGGCAACGGGCGCGCGTGGATAAAATTTAAGGAGAAATGCATGAAACCAACAATTGGAAGAATAGTGATCTTTAAGATTACAGAAGAAATGGCTCAACAAATCAATCGGCGCCGGACGACTGGGGCTTCGATTGCCAAAAGACTTTCGCTTCTTCCTACGGCGGATTGGCCGGCTGGTGCGCAAGCGCACATCGGTAACACAGTCTCGGCCGGAGAGGAATACCCGCTGGTAGTTGTTCGCGTTTGGCCCGATGAGTTTGGATCTGGAGTCCCAGGCGTCAACGGTCAGGTATCCTTGACGGCAATGATTGCCTTTGGGTGACAAGTGTTGGAGAGGGTCCCAACGCAGGTCAATGGCATTGGCCTGAAAGAGTGTAGGGCCTGAATAAAATCGACAAACTTCTTCTTGGGGATTAAAGAGATGAGCAATATTGAAGAAAAAGTAAAATCCATTATTAGCGATCAACTCGGATTACCCGTTGATGCGCCCATGGATTCAAGCGCCGAGGTATCGGATCTCTGTGAGGATTCCCTGGATCCGATCGAAATCGTTATGTCCCTTGAAGAGGAATACGATATAGAGATCCCGGACGAAGATGCTGAAAAGATGTTGACCGTTCAGGATGTCATCAATTATATTGAGAACCATATTCCTAAATTATAGCGGGGTACAGTAGAGGTTACTGGTGGGGCCCATAACCCTATTACGCCGGTTCGAATCCGGCCCCCGTTTCCACGGGCTGATCGTCCAATTTGGCAAGACGCTTGGTTTGCACCCAGGAAATCGGAGTTCGAGTCTCCGTCGGTCCACTGAAATTTTATGAATAGACGATCGTTTTTCAAATCTCTGGCAGTCATGGCCGGGACAATGGCTCTTGATCCCGAGGCATTGCTTTGGAAGCCGACCAAGACTATTTTCATACCGGGCACAGTCCGGGTCGCAACCTGGGACGAAATCAGTGCTGTCACGATGAAGCACGTTATCCCGAAACTGGTCGATCACTTCTTTAAAGAAGATCCTCTATTCAGACGCTTGAAGTCGAATCGGAAGGAAGTATTTGTGGGAGGGCGTGAAATTGTCCAAGCGTTCAGTGTGGCTAAAGCGCGTATATCTCTGGTTTAAGATCCGGTGGCAACTTCATAGATGCCTGATGAACGACAAAGGAGCGGTAGACTTTATCCATTACAGGGATAAGACTTCAATGGATAGAGAGGTTCTTAAATTCATTTCCGGGCGCCAATGCACGGCCGCACGTCAGGATCCATGCATTACGATTCGGCCGAAAGATCCATCAGAATGGTGCTGCAGATGTCTGGCCCTGGAGCACTTAATTGCAACGGAAAAAAATCAATAGGGGAGTGGTCTAGTGGCTACGATGCCGGTCTCCAAAACCGTGAGGCTTCAGTTCGAGTCTGAATTCCCCTGCCAAGATCGCGAGTGACTACGGGATGGCCAGAGTGCATCGAACATCCCGGGAAGAGCTAACCAGGATTTGAACCTGGGGTGCGTTAATGCGTGTGGATTCACCTATCCTTTTGCATCTCGCGAGTAACATTTCGAGGCGTGGCCAAGTTGGTACGGCTCACGGTTTGGGACCGTGAAATGCGCTGGTTCGAATCCAGTCGCCTCGACCAAGTTTAACAACGAGGAATTATCATGACAAAAATGGCCTTTTTGGAAGAGGATCAATGGAAAAATCTTTGGGATATGCTCATCCCAAGCAAGAGATGGCAACCTCCAGTACCGCATGGTTGGATGTGCATGGAATTATGGTCTGGGACCCCCTATGAGGTTAACATCAGGATATTCATTGTCATTAATGAATATCCTCTTCAGCGGGAAGAAATAGGACTGGAGGAAGCAACGCCTGAGGAAATATCACTGGCTTTAATAACAAGTATCGCTCCTGGATTTTCATTCCGGGTCGGAAATTTCTGTTTCAAGGAGAAGTCTATGGATGAAGATAAAAAAACTGAAGTTGGAACAGTTGTTTGTTTAAACAGTGGCGGTCCTCTCATGACCGTAGAGCAAGTAACGATGGATGTGACAACCAAAGCGATTTTAGTACAGTGTTGCTGGATGGACACTAATATTGCTGGAACTGTGTCCCGAGCTAAATTCGTCCCGGAAAGTCTTCGTATCGGAAAGAGTGCGTCTTAAACGGAGGGTTGTAGCGGAATTGGTATCGCCCCAGTCCTGAAAACTGACGCTGGCAACGGCATGGAGGTTCGAGTCCTCCACCCTCCGCTAAGAGTGGTGTCGTAGCAGTAAACAATTTTTCGGGAGTTTTCTATGAAAAAACTTTCGTGTTTGATTGTGAGTATTCTTCTTTTGCTTATCGCTGTGCCAATGGCAAAGGCTGATTGGATTGATGACATGTATCTGGCCGGGGAGATTCCATTCACTGTAGCCCAGTGCCTCCATGATGGAACTTGTGATGTTCCTGAAGAACATGAAACCCGAATAGCATTTAATGCCGGGGCTTTTACTCCTGTATTGCCGGGGATAATGGCTCCGTTCACATGGCCTGAATTGGGTGAACTCCCTGATCAGCATCCCTTTAATAAATTTAAAGATTCTGTTAAGGGCTCGGTTGGTCTTATTGGTCTAGGATTGATTGCTTGGATGATTACACACCCAGAAGAAGTCAAACGGATGTGGAATGAGTTTGTTCAGATGTGTCAAGATGGCGGGATTAATGTCCCAATAATGCCTGTTTATTAAAAAGGTTTTATGGGCTGGCGAATCCTTCGGCAGGCGCGGCAAACCGGGACATTACGAATTCGGTACGCGCCTGTTAGTGGGATTTGCCAGCGGGGACTCATCGTCTAGCGGTCCAGGATAGCGGACTTTCGCTCCGCGGACGGCAGTTCGAATCTGCCTGAGTCCACTAAGTTAATGGAGAGATAAAATGTCAGTCTTAATCGCATACAAATATAACCCGAAAGAGAATCCGCGTGATCTTGTAATGGAAGAGCCTATTCATCTCGTGCTGGCTAAAGACATGGCCGAGGCGCGCTTCATCTGCGAAGGAGATCTCAAGGGATGCTATACGAATATCTTCGAGGGGAAAGAGGTCAAGAAGTGGCTAGACCAAGAATTCCCATGGGATAAAATTACTGACAGCACTATGACTCTCCATGATCTCAAAGAAAGATATCATGACGACCGTGGCCTTGCATTGACTTATCTCCAAGGGAAAATGAGTCGCGAAGAGGAGTATTGCGTCGAACGTAAATGCAACATGGTGAAGCTTTTGATTTATGCTTCTGAATATTTTGCGAGAGAATCTGAGCGTTTCCTGGATAAGTTAAGGAATTTCGGACAGGGAATGAACGTTAAGTGAGACTTTATCACCCAAGTTATCGGTATCGCGGAACAGGAGAATTACGCAGGACTGGGACTTGGTGGGTATCTTATTACAAAGCCGGCCGGAAAATTCGCCGGAGAGCGACAAGAGAGGAGATAGCGGGAAAAGATATGATGAATTTGCAGCCGGTAATTGATGAACTCATGACGAAGCGCGAACTTATAAAGCAGAAACTAAAAGATATTGAAGATGCCATTCCAGTGCTTCAGAGATTGAACAATGAAATGAGTCCCGCACCGATATCGAATGTCGCGAACAATCCCTCTCCAGAGGTCAAGTATTGCAATAGATGCAAAACTTTAAGGCCGATCGATCAATTCCCGCTTCATAGTCAGTGCATCGGCGGACGGGCCAATACCTGTAAAATATGCAAACGGAAAGAGGATATTAAGCGAAAACAGACAACAAAAGAGGCGCATTCTGGTTCACTGAACGAGAATTTTGACCAAACCCATACCCCTTCGCCAATCGTAGAACCACCCAATAAGGAGAAGATCGCAACCCCTAATCCCATCCCAGATGATCCGGTTTGCCCAGTTTCCCCGAATGTAATTAAAAAATATTCACAGAGAAAATATGTTTGCGAAGAGTGCCATTGCACATTTACATCCGAACAGGCATTTGCCGACCACAACGAATTGTTCCATCCTGTCGAAGGTGGCAATACTTCCACCCGAACAGGCCAACATATATGCATGACCTGCAATAAGCGGTTCAATACGACAAAGGGTCTTCGCGAACATATTGAATTGAGGCACCCGAAGGAGGATAGTGATGGCCAGGAAGCATAATCAATCCGATGTCATCCATGGCGGACTCGTTCTTCGCTGGACTGGATGGAAGGAAGCCCAGGGGAATATACGTCTCGTTGGTCAATGGTTTACTCTCATTGGTGATGGATGGATCTTGTGGGCTGGAACAAATGGATACAGCGGGAAAGCTTCGATAGATGGAGAAAGATGCAGACCTCAATTAAGTGAACTTCCCATGGAGGGATGCCTCACAATTACTCAGTTTTCCACGACCGTAGAAAAAGAGGAAAGAAAACGCGCTGCCCTCCTCACTCTCATGCAACTTATCGATGGACAAAAAAATGACGGATCCAATTCAGAATAAAGACAAAAAAGTGTGCCCTCGAGGCCATGCTCTTGCCGGCAGGAATCTTAAAATAAAACTGGATAGCAAGGGGCGTCCACATCGGGAATGCCGACAATGCAATGCCGAATGGAGTCGACGTCATTACTGGGATCATGTAAAATCGATAAAGCATCCACGATGCAAACCGGGAAGACCAAGAATATATTGAGGTCGCGATGAACGAATTTATAAAGCAAATTTCTGAAAATGCCGCTCTTCTAAGTGTATTTTTGTTCACGGCCGCAATATTTCTGTGTGCCTTCGCCTGGGCCTGCGTTGCTTTCTTGCGCATGCATCAGATTGTTTCTGCCACGAATCTTACGATATCCAGGGAACTGAGTCTCATTCAGCATAGTTTGGCGGCGCCGAACGTGGCACTCCAACCTATTCACCAAGAGTCTTTGTCAACAGTTCCCGGGGTATCGAGTCCAAAACAGAAACAACCAGAAGGCGAAGCTTATGGGTATAACGATGACGAAATGGCAGCAGCCGAAGCCGTCAGGATACTCAGATCGCAACATAAGTTTGAGGGAGGCATGACAGACGATGAATTAGAAGCAAGGTTCAAGGATTCAAAAAGCAAAGGATTCAACGAAGACGAACTGTAATCGGGAGTGGCTTTAAAATCACAGGATGGGTAATCTACGTGATGCTTGGCGCTCTTACGTGCGAACAAAGAATTATATAATCCGATAGAAAAGCTAGAGGCTCGTTTTATAGAAGCCGGCAAGGATCCTCAGAGAGCATTTGAATCTCTGGATGATGACGACTGGGCTTTTATCGTGCGCGAAGTCGCGCGTTGCCTTAAAGATCCCTCCTATTATCTGCAGAATTATCACTTCATACGACGCAAAAGTTTAGTAATTTCCACCATATTCCCTCTTTATGACGCCCAGCAATTGCTTCTGGACGAAGTTATGCGCCAGCATCGTTTAAATATGGCCATCAGGATCATCGTCCTGAAGGCCCGACAAATGGGCATCACCACTATTTGCGTTGCCTTTATGTGCTGGCTTGCGTTCCTGCATCCTACCTGCCATGTCATTTCCATGTCGGATTCAGAAAACAAAATGGAAATGAACTTTGACATGGCTAGGTGGGCCTTTAAACTCCTGCCATGGTGGATGAGACCGGAAAAACGGTACGATCAGCGACCGTTATTGCTGGGGTTTGACCGTCTCAAACAAGAGGACCGGGATGAATCGGAGGGATTCGAATCGAAAATATTCTTTGAGGCTGCAAATAAGCCGGCCGGCGCAGCGTACAGTAAATCCCTCTACGGAGCTCATCTTGCAGAAATAGGCAGATACAATAATGCCAAACCAATCACCCAGGGTATTTTTGGATCCCTCGTCGGATTCCCTGGCTCTTTCGGTCTGATGGAAGGAACGGCTCAAGGCCGGCATACAATATTCCATAACCTTTGGAAGAAAGCAGTTGCCGGTAAATTCTGGACGCCCGTATTTATGGAATGGTTTCGTGAACCCGGGTACACCATGGTTGTTCCGGAGAATTTCAAACGAACCTACGAAGAAGATGCGATCGTAAAAAAAGTCGCAGAAGAATGTAATTACAGTCTATCTGATGGCCAATTGGCATGGCGCCGGGAGAAAATCGCCGAGTTTGAAGCGACAGGAGAAGAAGAGGAATTTCCACAGGAATTCCCGCTCACCCCGGAAGAGGCGTTTATTTCCGGTGGGCTCACTGCCTTTCCTAAAAAGAGATTGAAGGAAATGTCTCTTAACTTCGGCCGGAAGCCGCGGTGGGTCGGAGAAATCAAATTAGATCTGAAGGACAATAAAACTCCCATCATCACGCCCTATATTGAAGGACGATTCCAGATGTGGGAATTTCCTAAGGCTGGAGATTCCTATCATGTTGGCGCCGATTGCGCGCTCGGTATTGATGGCGGAGATTATTCTTGCGCCCAGGTCTATGCCGTTCCGGAAGACATCACTCAACCATTGCGCCAGGTTGCGCGCTGGCATGGATACATCACTCCAACTGATTACGCTCGGGTTCTTTGCGCGATTGGCTTTCTTTATAACGGCGCCGAAATCGCCCCGGAATGTAACAAGATCGATTCGGTAGCTTCAGATGCCTCAAAAGTCATCATGTATCCAAGCGTGTATCGGTGGATCCGTGAAGATAAGATAAAAAATGTTCAATCTCTTTTTATCGGCTGGCTTACCACTCCGCGCACTAAAAACGGCCTCATCGGACGAATGAGAGACGCTCTTTTGAATTGGACGGTAATCCTTAGATGTGAAGAAGATATTGACGAAATGTACGATTTCGTTGAAACTGAACCTGGGAGTAATCTGTTCGGGGCCAAATCGGGAGCTCACGACGATACCGTGATGGCCAACCTCATCACCTACTATACGGCCACCCAACTCAGACCGAGATGGGGCGTAGACGAAGACGAAGATAAAAGAGAAAAATTCCGTTGCAATAAATGCTTCAAGAGTTACCTGGGACGCAAGCCAGGAGATCCCTGTAAAGAACCAGGATGCAACGGGATCCTCGAACCAGAACCGAAAAACGACTATCAGAATACCGATTTCTCGCCGATTTACGATCGGGATGGTTTCCCTAACGACCCCTCAGGACAACCAAGCTTCGCGGAGTTATGAATATGGCTAAACCAGGTCCATCATTATGTCCAGATTGTTACCTCACTCAAGGGATAGACACTCCCTTGATTTCTCGTCAGGGCAGCACAATTCGATGCGAAGTCGGACATTCCTGGCCGGGGAATGATCAATTTTCCGACATGGAAATACTTCAACAACGCCAGGATATGGCGCGACATAAACGTGCGCAAATGGCTCTAAAGGAGAACCCCGAACTCGCGGAACCAGTAAAGACTGTACCCGCTACAGTGCAAGCTGCAGAGATGGACATTGTTGTAGGTCGGGAAAACGTAGCCCGAATTACAGACATTATTGGCGAATTCAGTGATGCTTCCTCGTTGTATGGAGGAATCTATTCCCTCGCTCAGGATCTGAAAACGGCCAAAGAAGAATTGAACTTAGCTCGAAAATCATTGTCGCCGGCGGCCACCAAAGAACTCAATCCTACCATGCAGGTTCTCGCCTCCGGGGACATGCCAATCACGGTCCTCGTCCCTGAGCGATATGTCCAGCCCCTGAAAGACATTTCTGAGGCCAATGCCGCGGAAGTGCCTGACTATATGCAGAACATTATTACCAGTGGTTTTGAAAATGGTTGGTTCTTTTAAGGAGGGCCGTGACGCACATTTTTACGTAAACTTGACACGACCGGTTTATAAGTAAAGAAGGAGGACGCCTTGCCAGTATACGAAGCCGAATGCAAAGTATGCCACAAGAGATATGAATGGCTTTCTGTCTATGTTTCAGAAGTTACCCAGGATTGTCCGGATTGCGGCAATCCCGGAGAACGTCTATTCAGTTTGTCAGCCGTGAAGATGTTTGAACCTTTTGTCACGCGCAATATCCGACCAGACGGGATTCCCGTACTCGTGGAGTCGCAGCGCCAACTGTCTTCGCTCTGCAATGAATATAAACTCAACCATCTTGATGATCCCAAATGGCAACCGAAGTCTCAGAAATTCCCGGATATGAATGACCTCCATGAGGCTCTTGGGACAAAACCAATGGCCGAAGCCGAACACGGCGTCGACGGTGGGGCTTGCAAGGAAACAGAACTTATCGCCTAAGAGAAGAGGGTAGACATACGAGCCTTCCAGCATGGTATTCGAGCGACTTTTCCGGAAAAAATACCGCCGATACGGTGAAGAACCATCAAGCCTACACAAATAGATGGTGCAACCTTGTTTATGACGAGGCCAAGGCCGAACTCGACCAAAGCGAAGAAATCATTGAGGTCGACAAGCACATTCGTTATCTGATGGGCAAGCAATGGCCCGATAAACGGCCGACCTATAAAGCCAGTCCGGTGGCCAATAGAACCTGGACGAATCTTATCCAGTTGGTGAGCTACCTGACGGATATTCGACAATCATTCGAAGTCCAAGCTCGAGATAAGCAATACAACGGCACTTCCGTAAAATTGAATAAAATGGCTCGGGCCTGGTTTGTCGATCAAGACATCGACATGACCACGGCAATGGTCATCATTTATTCGGCTCTGACGGTGGGTTACGCCCGACAAGTATGGAACCAGGAACTGAATGGCGGAGAAGGCGACATCGAGTTAACGGCATGCGGACCCCTGGATGTGTTGCCCATCAAACCAACCCATACCCTTCAGGGAGCTTACGGTCTCATATACGAGAAGCCGATGCCTCTCTCCTGGTTTCAACAGAGTTACCTTTATGGAGATTTGGTCCAGCCGGACGAGAGATATAGCCGGTACAGAGGGAAATCATCCAATTACGGGCAGCAGGCATTTTGGTATCTGGGTGCGGCTTATCGCCGCCTGTTCGGGATGAGCGAAAATCCCACAATATCCTCAGCTATCCCCATGGGAAGATACCGGGAATTCTGGTTGAAGGATCACAGCCTGAATACCTCTGATAAGGATATTTTTGTCGGAGACATGAATAAAGGCGCTGGCTACGTGGTTCACCCCAAGGGAAGGATTTATCCGCGCGGACGACTCATTATCATGGGCGGAGATGTCGTTTTATTTGATGGACCCAATCCGCATTGGCATGGACGTTTCCCCTTTTCCGCACTGCGATTAAACCAAGTCCCCTGGCAATGGCCTGGAGTATCAGAATTCCGCAACCAAATACCGCTGCAGGACATAATGAATAATGTTCTGGCCGGCATCCTGGATATGGTCAAAAAGGCCGTTAATCCTCCAATGCATGCTCCCCTGAATGCTTTTAGCGAAGCAACAAGAAAGAGCATGGATCCCAATATGCCGGGAGCCAGACTCTATTACAATCCGGGGTCCGGTTCGCCGCCGACTTGGGCGCAGATTGCTCAATTGCCTTCATTTGTGTTTGATACTCTCATGTACGCACGCGAAGAACTGACGTCGCAAACCGGTTTCCTAGATCCTTCCGCAATCAGCGGTAAAAAGATCATTCCATCGGCCGACACCATGGAAATGCTGGGTCAGGGACAACAAACATTGGTGCGCCTGAAGGTGCGTTACATCGAGTCATTCTTCCGGGAGATTGGCGAACAATGGATCGCGAACGCTTTCCAGCATTATCGTGTTGACCGTCGCGTGATGACGATGGGTTTGGATGGATTATTGTGGAATGACTTCCTCTGGAGTATGAAGGACGTTTGTCCGGATCCCTTGGACCCATCCACCCATTGGAAAAGCTACAAGTGGTCGATCGTACCCGGTTCGCTCCTCAAGAGTTCGAGGGCCGACGATCAAAATAGAGCTCTGATGATGCGGAGAACGGGAGACATGGATCGAAGGAATCTATTCAAGATTATGGACATGGAACCCCTGATCGATTCAGTGGAAAAGAATCTCAAGATAGAAGGCGCCGACTTCTTGACGAATATGCTCAAGCAAAAGATGTCTGGCGTCGGTGGTGGGGGTGGCCTCAGCCCGGATGTTTTGAATCAGTTGCATAACATAACAAGCCAGGCCGGAAAGGAACCGATTAATTGATGGGAAAGAAATTCTGGGATTGGCTACGAAACTTTGGGAAAGGAGGGAAAAGATTTTGTCCAGCATGATTCAAGAAGCATATTTCGCGCCCGAAATTAAGAGAAATCATTCACCTTCTAAGGGAATTATCCTTAGGACACAGGCCAAACGGATCCACACGAGACAGTCCTATTTTAAGTATTTTACGGTGTACGAGACTGTAAAAGATGGGATCTTCGACAAGAAAGTAAAAAAACACTTACAGCAAGAGGTTCCTGCATGCGAGGCCGTTATTTTCGATTGCCCCAAATCCGCCGGCGGATGCGGCAAAAAGAATGATCAATCCATTCTTAATGCCAAGGTTATCGATAACGAAATATTCGGATTCGTTTGTAGTAGATGCGGCCGGGAAATTGAGGTCGAAAAGCCTAATGAGGCAATCCCTAACATTATTGTACCGGGTACACAGGTTCCAAAACATGTTGGTTTGGTCGATGCATTGGGACGTCCACTCGCAGGATAAATAATGGTCTGGAACGAAATCGGCGTAGAAGGTGGCGGAGGCGAAGAGGTTGCAGGGGCAGACCACTCTACCCTTGCTAATCTGGATTATCCTAGTTCCGGACATACTGGATTTGAACCAACTGTTACCAAGGGTAATCTTACTGCAACGGCTCCAATTGCATTAGATCAAACTAGGCAAGTGATTGGTGGCGCTGCGGTTGTATCAATACCTAAAGCCACCGCTGCCGTTGATGGATACCTTGCAAAAGAAGATTTCGCAACCTTTAGCTCGGGTGGCGGCGGAGGTAGGACTAAGCTTACAAGCAATAAAACTTATTATGTTCGAACGGATGGGAATGACACAAATGATGGAAGCGCTGATGATGCAGGACATGCAAAGCTAACCATCCAGGCAATGCTAGATGTCATTGTCAACTCCCTTGATCTTATCTCTTATGATGTAACTATCCAGGTAGGCGACGGAACTTATACAGGCCAGACCGTGCTCCGTCCTTACTCTACAACTACTGGAATAATCATTATAAAGGGAAACACTTCAACGCCTGCCAATGTTGATATTCATACGGCTGGAAATTGTTTTACGGCAGTCAATAATAGGCATTGCCCAACACAGATCCAAGACATGAAGTTAAAATCTGACTCAGGTTCATGTCTAGTTGCTGAAGTATTTGGAGGAATATTCTATTCAAATATTGTTTTTGACTCTGCCGGTTTGGCTCATATTTATAGTATTTATGGTTCCTACATTGAAATGAAGGGAAGCATAGTTGTCATTGCCGGTGCCCAGTATCACGCTTTTGCAGGTGATAAAGGTCAAATTTTTGAAGCTCTTCATACCATTACTTACTCGAACAATCCTAATTTTTCAGCTTGTGACATATGCAGTGGAATCCTTTCAGAAGTAATATTTGCGGCGTTAACATTGACTAATGGAAATACAGTCACAGGGACACGCTACAATGCTTATGGAAATGGCGTTATCCAGACTGGTGGAGGCGGAGCAAACTATATTCCTGGCAATGTAGCCGGAGGAGTTACCACGGGTGGACTATATTTTTAAGGATCCGCGATGAGTTATATCAGATATCACTTATTTCTAGGAGATGAACCTCGCAGAGATGATTGCCGTGCGGATTCTGGTGGGCATACTCTTTATTCTGCCCCTCTTCGGAAGGAGAGTTTTACAAAAACCGTGTGGGATTTTCTCAAGGTTTCATTTTATCAGAACAAGAGAAAGATTATTAATCTCTATGAGAGGATGCGATGCAAGATGCCCTGGGTAAAATAACCGTTACTGTACCGGGTACTCCTGTTCGGGCAACCAGTAATCGCCCGGATCCCACGGAACCCTATCATGTGCATGCCTATACGGTTCAACGCCGAGATTCCTCTTCAGGGAAACTCTACGTCCAACTTGTAGAGGATGATGACCGGTCGACAGAATTGCATACTCTCGCAGAATTAACCAAGTCGACTCCAGCCTGGGGTGCTGGGATATCAAACCAGGGAAACGTAATAAATATGGCTGATGTGTGGATAGATGCTGACGTTCCAGGAGATTCAGTTTTAATCTCCGTCCTGGAATTTTAAAAAAAATAGGGGGGGGCTTGACAAGCATTTGCGACAATCAGAATTGACAAAGCTCTTTCCCGATGAGCAGAGCGGAAGAGGGGATTCATACCCATCCTTCTCCTCTTCCGCCGAGCTTGGGAGGTTTTATGGCGAATCGTAAAAAGGATTCAAAACCCTGGTCCTCTCTCTGGAAGGGTTCATCCCGGGAAGGGATTGCGCAAAAGATTCGCATGAAGGGAAAACGAGGCCGGCGCACATTTGCCAGAAACATCGGCAAGAGGTAATTATGCCAAAACTATCATCAAGCGCCCCGAAGTCTGCCAAAAAGGAACGGATGCATGAGGAGATGAAAAAATTCTCCGAGGGTAGTTTGCATAGTGGTTCCAAGACTGGTCCGAAAGTTACTTCGCGCGAACAGGCGATCGCAATCGGATTGAGCGTCTCAGGGCAGTCTAAAAAGGATCGTGGACCAAAACGCAAGGCCAAACGGAATAGTCGTTCTTCAGGGAGGCGATAATGCCAGAAGGTGAAACCTTACCTAAGTCCAACAAATCCAAGGATTGGTTGGATTATGCCGACAAAAAGAAGCAGGACTTTATAGATTATCATTCGGAGCGGAATCTGATCGGGAGGATTAAAAATCCGAATCCTCTCAGCGATACCTATTCTCGACTTCTTTCCAATAATGAACTTATGGCCAGGAAGAAGGGGATGGAACTCAAGAGGGCAGAACTTCGAGGGATGGCTAAGGGCGGAAAGGTCAGGGCAACCGGGAGCCGGAAACTCCATAAAGGTGAAGTGGTGTCCCGGGCAGCGAAAACCAGGTCTTGTGGGAGGCGCTAATGCAGATTGCTAAAAGCATGAATGATCCAAAACGTGCGGCCAAATTCATGGATGAGGAAAGAAAATCCGAAGACAATGCTGCTAAAGATCTTGGCAAGGAAACCGCGCGCCTTGCAGGAATGAAGAAGGGCGGTAAGGTTCGCACAACCGGAAAACGTACTCTCCACAAGGGAGAAATCGTAGCTCGGAAGTGTAAATCAAGGTCCAGCGGGAGACGGTAATGGGCGTTGGTCAGGAAATAGCGCAATCGATTGCAGAATCCCTTTTAGGCAAACATGCGGCCGGATTCTCGCGCGCAATGAACGATCAAAAGAAAGCAGATGCATCGAATGTGCGCACGCCTAAAAAGGCAATTCGTGGTGCGACCGGTGCGAATGATCTTATTACACCGAAAAGACCTATTGTTGGGGCAACGGGTAGCGAAGAAGCTCGAATGGCTCGAAAGGGTGGAAGAGTTGCGAAGTCAGGGAGAGTAAAACTTCACCGCGGGGAATCCGTGGGGAGGTCCAAAAATCGTCGGGGGAGAGGTCGGTAATATTAACCAAAGGAGAAACATCATGCCCGAGAATCAACCGTCAGCAAATATGCCTTCATCGAGTGCCGGCAACCAGGGCGACAATACAGCCCCGGCCGGGATTGAAAGCCCAGGGACGTTCGTTCCGTTAGATCGGACGCCACATACTTGTGAATCCACGAATCCTCCAGCAAAAGGCGGGTCCGGAAAGGAATAAGCCATGGCTTCATATCCAATGGCAGTTGGCGCGGCGCCTCCTGTGCCTCCAGATGTTCAGGCGCAAATGGGAGCCGGCCCTGGAGTTGGGCCAATAGCTCAACAGGGGATGGCGGGGTCAGGAGAAGGAACCGCCAATCCCAATGGGGCTCTATTTGCCCAGGCAAAAGCAGTAAGTGATGTTCTTGAACAAATGGCTCAGTTGTCTAACGCATTTGCGCCATTTGCTCGACAAGCAGTTTCGATAATCGTTCAAGGAGTGTCGGCCGCCAGTGCTGCCCCTGAGCAGCAGAGTCTACCGCCTGAACTTGCTGGCACCCCTCCGGGGATGCCGTCAGGTCCACCGCTGGCTTAACTATACGTTCTGACGGACATCGGGAAAGTGTCAATCAGTGGATGGGTGGTTATGGATAAGTGAAATGGGTAAGATAACGCCGGAACTCGAGAATTTGCTGGCTCTTCTGCCTGCAGAGAAACGAGAAGGTGCGCGCAAGGAAATTGAGGGTGGATTCTTGCGCCAGGATGAATTTTCACGAAAGATGAACGAACTTACCGAAAATGATAAACGTCGGGAAGTTGCCTATGCGGAAGGGAAAACCTGGGTAGAGAACAACCGGACTTATTATAAGGAAGCTCTCGCTCAAAGGGATGAAGCTGTAAAGAAAGCGAAAGAACTCGAAGAACGCGCGGCCAACTTGGGCAAGCCGGCTCCGGTCGAAGATCCTGAAATCAATGTGGATGATCCAATCGCGCTGGCAAAAGCTCTTCGAAAAGCTCGGGAAGATGCCGCAGCTGCGCGCGCAGACGCTGCAAGTTTATCCAAAATAGTCACAGATGTTGCCGAAAAACTCACCAACGGACAATTGGTCACATTGGACCAATTCGAAACAGAGGGTGGCAAGCGCCTTGAAGCCTTTTCCAAGGCCACCATGGATGTCATGCAGACTCTCCAGCGTGGCCAAAAAGAGTATGGTCTCGATATCAATCGAGATGAATTACTCAAAAAAGCCGAACAATTCGGCGGAAGTCTGGAAAAGGCATACGAGGACGTAACCGCGCCTGCGCGTCTTGAAAAACTCAAAAAAGACATTCGGGATGAAGTTACCAAGGAACTGGAAGGGAAATACCAGTCCAGCGCAACTCCATTGGCTCCGGGCGATACTCCATTGGCGCTTGGACCATTGCAACAACGAGTTTTCCAAGTAGCTAATCCCTCATCGACCATTGATCCGAACATTCCTGCGGATGGATCCGGGCGTCTGGCTCATGCGATAGCTGCAGAAATGAGGGCGGAAGGGCTTAAATAGTTTAGTTTTAGCAGGGAAGCGGGACAGGCTCTCCCGCTTCCCGGTACGCACCACGTCGACCAGAACCACAATGGAAGCCCACGGGCCGAACCGGAGTGGAAGGTAAGGCAAGCAAGGTGAGTGTACTAAATTGAGCCAATTGTGCATTTACAGTGTTTGTTTTATTAACCAATTTCGGAGGATTTTACCGATGTTGACCTGGGATGATATCACAGGAAAAGTTCAACGGCATATAATCCCCCGGCTGATTGATGTTGTCTATAAATCATCTCCGGTATTCACTCGGATTCGAACCCGTTGTGCGGAGAGATTTGAAGGCGGCACGAAGATTTCACAGCCGATCGCTTATGCCGAACTCAATGGCGACGCGTACAAACGCGGAGGCCAGTTTAAAACCGAGTACGTTCAGACCGATACCAACGTGGAAGTGGCTCCAAAGTATTACTATGTGACCATTTCCGCATACGGCCCGGACAATGTTTTGGCGCGTGGCCCCGAGGCCGCAATGTCTTACATTGAGTCAAAATTCGTCAATGCTTCTGGAAAAATGGCGAAACTCTTGACTCAGAATATGTATCGCGATGGCACCGGTGTTGTAAGCGATACGATTCACGTCGACGGCTTCCTGGCAGCGTTGGACAATGGCAATACCTATGCCGCATATGCGGGTGTAACCCGTTCCGATCTGGGTGTGGCCAATGGCACCAATAATGCCGGAATCAATGCGTACGTCGCGAGTCTGCCCACTTTCACCATGAAGGGCATGCAAACCGCATACGGAGCCAGCTATTTTGGCAACGAGCATGTGGACATGATCGCTACCACTCAGGATTGCTGGAATCTCATCTACAACAAAATCCTGCCTCAACAGCGGTTCGCGGCCGAGGGCGAGGATGTTGCGAAAATCGGGTTCCAGGCTCTTAGGTGGAACGGAGTCACCATCGTAGTCGACCAGTATTGTCCGGCTGGCTACGTCTGGGGGCTCAACACGAATTACCTGCAGTTCTGGGTAAGCACGTTGCCTCGGTATCAATTTGGCTGGACCGGCTTCAAAGAAGCCCAAGGGACCGACGATATGGTTGGTCAGTATTTGTGGTCTGGAAACTTCCTGATCACTTCTCCGAGAATGTTTTTTCAACTCAACGGCGTAACAGCCTAATTCCGCACCTTTAGGAGGGTACAATGGGTGAACAACTTTTGTACGGACCCAACCAGGTGGCGGAATTTCCCCAGGCTGGTCCGCAGTATGCCAACGATGCGACTCCGAAAAATGTTCCTGGTCGCATCATTCAATACAAGGGCAAGAAGTATCGTTATGTCCAGTTTGACAATGGGACAGCGGTAACTCCCGTTGCCGGCGGCGTTGTTTATTGGAAGACTCTTGATCCTTCCACTGGCGTCTTCATTGTCACTTCCGATGAGTCTGACAGCTTGGCGGGGGTTAATGGAGTTGCCGGCGTCCTGGAACTTGCTGACATTCCAACCGATCAGTATTACACCTGGATCCAGGTGGGCGGCATAGCCGATCCCCTGGTCGAAGACGGGACCGTAGCCGGCGACAAAATGTTCGGCTATGCGACTGATCTTACTTTGCACCGTGTCGCCGTTGGCGGCGCCGTTCTGGATAATGTTTATGGCGTTGCTCTTGACGCCAAAGATACTGCAGGAACCGCCAAGGTTCTCTTGCAGAATCTGGAATGGTAATAGGGAGGTAACTGATGGGCGCGTTAACTCTCACGAAAGACAATCTTGCGGTAGGACAGGGGAATAAACAATCCCTGTTGGGAACTATCGCATCAATAGCCGATGGCGATACTTTGGCGACCGGACTTAGCAAGGTCAGTCAGGTATTTGTCGGCGGCATGACCGAATCCCAGGCAGTCATATGGACGGAGAGTTCTGGAACCATTACCTTTACGGTAACGGCCGGACCTCTTCTCAATGTTGACTTGCTGATCTTCGGAGATATGTAATCGTTTAAGCCAGGCTGGAGCATTCAAATACGCCAGCCTGGACAATTTATTGAAGGAAGGTCATGAACGAATCATACGTTGGCCCGATCCAGCCATTCACTGGCGGGATGTCTCAGGAGAATTTCGGGCAAATGATTGATCATGTTCTTTCCTGGAATCCTCGCATTCCCTCGCAACTGGTCAAGCGTCGAATCAACGTCCATCTCAGGGATATTCAGGACTTGCGCATTTGGGGCGGATTAATGGTCCGCGGTGAATTTCATTGTCCGGCCGCCTATATTACTGGGACAATTGCCGCGACCCCGGGATCTGACATTATTACTGGAACGGGTACACTCTGGCCATACAACGATACGGTCAATACCACCTTAGGGGCCACCGCAATAACGGTAATAAACGAGATTCAGGACATCACTCCCACATCCATTGTTGGGATTGAAATGGGAGATTGGCTTCTCGTCGATGAGGGATTAGCCACCGAGGAATGGCTGCTTGTCCATTCTGTTACCGGATCAACTTTTCAGGCGAAACCGACTCAATTGCATGCCGCCAATACTGCAACCATAACCAAAAGTTCGTTTTCTCAACTGCAGATCCGAGTCGGATACAATAAAAATTACTACACCATCATAGGGATCAAATCCGACCAGACGATGAAACTGGACCATTCTTGGTCGTATGCGATAGAAACAGCCCAGTCATACCAAATTGTTCGGGCCTACATCACTTTTCCCCCTGGATTAAAGATAGTTTGGTCGATCGTCAATATTCAACAAGGGTGGGCCATTAAGCCGTATATCCCCCAGGAAGTGGTCCAGAGATTCGATGCATGGAGATCCGCCAAGAGTTGGCCCTCAATCCTGGTGAATTTCATGCCAGACCATATTGGCCGGATCAGATATGAACTTTATCCCACACCTACCGTGGAACAAGGGATCCCATACCTTGCGGCGAGAGTAATCGCTCCGCTATCGGCCGATGAAGATTGCTGCCCGACTTGCATCCCGAGCCATATTGTCGTCAATCATGCTCTTGCCGATGCCCTCTTGCATGACCGTAAAAGTGAATATTACGATCCACTCGCATCCAAGGAATTTCGCCGGCAGGCCCAGGATTCGATGAATGGTGCCGTACTTGCGGACGACAATATTTACATGCAAAACTTAGAATGGATAATTTCCCGGTATAATCTTGTGGCGCCGGGCGCTGATTTCTGGCAAAGTCATGATGAGGGATATTTCGGATGATTACTTGCCCAAAGATTCTTGTAAATGTGCCAGTCTACCAATCAGTTGAAGCATTGCCATTTATTAAATTCCTTGTGTTCTCCCAGGACACCGGCCGGGCCGAAGCTGCAGGCAGGTATAAAATCCGGTGGAATGTCGGGGGACCAGGCGTGCGCCTCAATCTTGTGCGCAATATAGCTGCCGGTCTGGCGCGCGATAATGAAGCCGATTATTTGTTTATGGTCGACGATGACATGCTCTTGCCGCCAGGAATATTGGATCAATTGCTTGTCTTGGATCTTCCGATCGTAGCTCCCATATTTTTCAGATCTGGGGTTCCATTTGATCCGCTCGTTTATGACATTGATTCGGAAACAAACGACCCTGTACCCATCCAGGATTACCCTGTGGACCAAGTTTTCGAAGCCCCTGGTGGAGTAGGCGGGGGATGCGTTTTGATTAAAACGGAGGTCTTTAGGGCGCTGGATGAACCCTATTGGTATTATCCAATGAACCCTAAGGTTGGAACGGATTTGGAATTCTGCCGGCGCGCACGAGAGAAAGGCTTCCCTTCATACTGTGATAGCCGGATTTTAGTCCAACAAATGGCCGCTTCCCAACCTGTCGGCCAGGTCCAATGGGACCAAAGGAGGAATCGTGTCAGATAAAGGCGTTCCAAAAGAATTCACTATTTCTTCTGGTAAAGTTCCGCATAAAGGATCTCCGGCCGGATTTGGGCAACCCACTCCCAAAGATCAAAGCCAATACAGATATCCCGAATTTGAGTATCCACCCAAGGGAGTTCCTCCCGTACCGGGTACAGGAAACACAAATTAATTCGACGATACTTGACAGCCTCCTGCGACAATGATTGCGGGAGGTTCTCATCATGGCATTCGATCTAATTGAAAAAGTTTTTGCACAAACTGGCGTGTCGGAACAAATAGTCGTCGCCAGCCGCACATGCTCTTCTGTAACATTCCAAGCCAAACGAGGCAATAGCAACGCCTGCCAAATTGCCCCTGAAACATTTGTTACTGGCAAGGGTTACGAACTGGTAAAGCCCACTGCGGACGAAAAACTCCCAGAGAAAGAGTTCACTTCACCTGGGAGGGAAGGGATCAATCTGTCTACGTGGTATGGCATGGGAACGGCTGGAGAAGGAATCAATATCATTATTGAAGAGTTCTAGGGAGTCCCTATGGCGTCCATCGCGTATGTCACGAATGCCGGCTTGGCAATTATCGCTAATCGGCTAAAGGGATCCGGTACAGAACCGGTCTATTTCGCCTGGGGGAGCGGAGCTGGCAATGCTGATCCCGCCGATACGGATATTTTTGGCGAGGAAACCGAAACACGGGTCGCCATGGTTAGCCAGATCGATACGGTTTCTGCTGTCGGAGATTCCTACAAACTTACTGGCGCAATCGTTGCGAATGGAACAAAAACGATTACAAACTGGGGAGTCTTTGATGCGGCCTCCGGCGGGAACCTGCTCTTGCATGAATCCATTTCTCCGGGCGAAGACTATGTAATCGGACAAATTGGGGTGTTTCTTTTCAGATTGCAGATGATGAGGGGAGCATAATATGGCTGTCCCACAGTTTTTGTCGGTTGCTTACAGATATTTAAAACTCACCGCGGTTACAGATGTCCAGACGATCATAGATAATGTCTATGCGGAACTGATTGCTAATTTGTGGACCTGCACCGCTGGGGGGTCTGGTTTGACTCCCACCACAATGCTTTCTCCTCTCAGGGCGGACCGTCTGAGATTGTCGATTACGCTCACGCGCACATCTGCCACTCAATTGACTCTTTCCGTTGCCGACGATTTGGGTCTAGCCGTCACAAAAGTTGATCAAGTCCTTGAGATCGCCGCCGGTGGGAATGAAGTGTATTTATGCACGGGAGCCTACTTCTGCTACATTGCCAGCCATCAAGGCAGTCCTATTCACTTATTTGTATGCGGAGTCCTTGATAATGCTCCATATGCCTCTCTGGCGGAGCCTCGTCCTGCGTATTTTGCTACTGGGAACATAGCTTTCTGGGAAGATTTATATACCTGGGCGATTGACTTAGATGATTACGATGCGTCCCATAGAGAAGTAAAAAGATTCAATAATTGGACTTCAAACCAATCATTTATTTCCCTAAGCGGGGCTTATATGTTCTGTCCTGCCGAAATTATGGATGTTGGCGAGGCGATTCTCCTGGGACGATTGCCTCAAATCGTTTTGTTAGAAGATAGTATCGCAGATTTCACCGAACTCATTGTCCCCATAGATACTGGAGTAACGGGTACATTCGTGGTTGTTTGTTCTGGATACCATCATGGAAAAATTGCGATAAGAAAGGCGTAGATATATGGCGGCCCCAGCCTTTTTAGGTTCCAGTTATTTTTACTTTGAAAGATCCAACGTCACTGACGTCCAGACGATTATGGATGATTTCGAGGATGAAGTATTAGCCAATAGTCCAGTCTGGACAAAGCCGACGGCTGCAACCCTGTATGTTTCTCCAGTTGACGGCGATGGAAGATTTTTCGACGTTGAGTTGGCTCGGATTGACCAGTACACATTATCACTGGCTCTTCGTGACCAAAACGCTGTAACGATAATGACTCGCCGGATCGTGATCCCCTCTGCAAATGGAGTCATGGTAAGAATTTATACTGGTCAATTCCATTTCTGCATTGATGTGGAATGCTACAGCGCCGCTCCTGAATATTTCTGGGGAGGCATCCTTGATCTGAGTCCGGAATCGCAAGTGGCGCATTCTCAATATGTCTGGGGATGGGGGTCGTGCAGTACGGCCAGTGTGCATGCCGAAGGATATTTTGAATATGTCTACATGTTTGATAATGCGGCTCCGGCTTCCGTAAGAAGAATTAATCAGTATTGTTGCGGCGTTGCAGGACGATATCGCCCACAGTTCGATCTTATGGGTTATCGTCCATTTTATCCACTGTTGTTTTACGCGCAACCAGCAGGTGGCGGAGATTATAGATACGCCGGAAGAGCGTATCAGCAACTACTCGTCCCCGAAGACGCCGGCCAGCCCGGAGCCGAGATTGTCCTTCCAGTAGATGCGGCTGTCAACGGGACATTTCGAATGCTTTCAGGGTTAGTCGATACTGAACCGTCGGCAACGGGAGGAAAAGCTTATCGGGTTGCCATAAGGGTTGCTTAATGTCATATCCAGCTTTAATTAACAATGTGCAGGTTCCTAGCGATCTGGCGCTTTATGATGGGTCAGGCGATCCAGGAATATTGCTGGATTGGCAGGCAAGGGCCGCGACGAATCTTTGTGAGTATTCTCAAACTCAATTTGACGTGCTTTCCGACCTGGGACCTGTCGACGTATGTCTCGAAGCGACTTCTCCAACTCCAGATACGATTTTTTTGGAATGGTGTTCACGTTCATATCATTCAATGCCATTCCTAGCACCGATGCCATTCGAGACGGCTCCGGCCATAAATCACACTCTTGATTTATTGGTGAAGGCTTCCCTGTGGACGAGATCTACCTTTGTTGATGCCGGAGGTGGTTCAGGCGGAGATGTTTGTAGCGTTGCTCCATCGGCCTGCAATCCTGAGGCAGACCTAAATTTAGTCGCTGCGCCGGTTGGCAATTTGACAATGGTCGTTGCTCCTGATGCCGTACTGACTCAGACTGTAGCGCCAATTGCCAGTTTAGAATGTAAGATGCCTTAATAGGAGCATGTATGAATTTCACAATAACTCGAGGGGATGACGTAGGTTGGAGTGGGACAGTGGAACTCTCCGATGTGGCTTATGACCTGGCCGGTTGTGCGCTATATTTTACTGGAAAAAATAAATATACGGATGCTGATGCATCGGCTATTTTCCAGAAAACCATTGGATCTGGAATCACTGTAACCAATCCTACCCAGGGATTATTTACAATCGCACTTGTTCCAGCAGACACTACGGCAATTCCAAAAGCAAAGACAATCCTTGTTTGGGATCTTCAATTGGTTAATTCCGCCGGCAAGCGGTACACCATTGCTTCTGGAAACTTAATTGTCAATCCTGATGTCACAAACGTATGAATGTAGACGACCAGATCACTCAGATTTTAATCAGGCTGGACGAAGTGGATCCCTTGATACCGATTCATTGGACGCGTGCGGAGATTCTCGGTCACATCAATGATGCGCTCATAGAATTGAATCTCATCGCATGGGAATTCCAATATACGGCATCTCTTGTGTTGAATTCCACCGATAATGTTTATGACGTTCCGGCAACCATTTTGGCGGCAATATCGGTGCGCGATGGTAAATATCTGCGCCGGGAAATGCTTGAAAGTTTAGACAAAGACGTAAAGTGGGAAGCGACTACTGAAGCAAAGTCGGCCTGCAAAACATGGTGCCCTGTCGGATTGAATAAATTGCTTGTTTATCCCCGGGCGCTTGCAGCCAAAACGATTTATGTTGAAGGATTAATCGAGCATACCGCCGTGACAGACACAGCGATGGCCCTCCCCGTAAGACCGGAATTTGAATCTGCGATCGAGGATTTTTCGGTCGAACGCGCCAAATTCAAGGAAGGTGGGCAAGTGCTGGATCAATCGGGAAGGTTATATGCAGCCTTCCTTGACAGCGCCCAATTGCTGGGAGGAGAAAACGTCATTCGTCTTTATCCGAGATATTCATCAGGGATTGTCAGCGATGAGTCTATTCGAGAAATTATCGAGGAGACCCAAAAATGACTGTAAATATCATGGATTTCCTTACTCGGGCGGCGGTCGACCTGAACGAAATAGATAATAGTTTCCCTACCGGGGCGTGGACTAAAGCGGAAATGGTCGATTATCTGAATTATGCCGAACGGGATTTTCTTAAAAAAACCGGAATTGTAAAAACAGATGTTTCCGTAACCCTTGCGGCTGGATCTACTATTCTTTGCGACCGTCCGGCAAATACGATGAATATAGATAGGATCAGTTTTAATAAAAAACCTCTCCGCCGGCAGACATCTCATGATCTGGAATTAGAGGATAGGAATTGGAGGGTCAATTCCGTCGGCAATCCTTCCTATTGGCATGAAGATCATTTGTCTAACTCAAAATATGAATTGGACAAGATCCCTTCGGCCGGGGGCATCATCAGGATTATCGGTGATTATCTTTTCGACCCCTATGCGAGTTCGTTTGAGAATATGCATCTTAGGGATTGCTGGGAACCATACTTGAGATGGAAGGTTATTTCATTGGCCCTGTCAAAAGATGGAGAAAACAAAGATACCGGCCGAAGCCAATATGCGAACGATCGCTATCTTCTAGGCGTCAGAATGGCCCGGCGCCTCATAACAGAAACAGCCGATATAAACATTCAGAGGTAGTGGTATGGCGCGTGACATAGTCAGTGTTCCTTGCACCTTCGCCAATACTGGGATAATCATAAAGTCCACTCCCGATGAAATACCGCTTACTGCGTACAAAATGCTCAGTAATGCCCAGACCGATCGGGAAAACTCCGTATCGGTACGCAAGGGCTTCACGCGCCTTAATGGCGGATTATTAGCGGCTCCATATTCCTCTTACTTCCTGAAGGATAGTAATAATCGCCAATGGCGTTATGCCATTACGGGCGGTCAACTCTATGTGGCGCCAATAGTTGATCCTGCAGATGCAAGCGTGTGGCCCATCGCAAGTGGGACTGACTTCGGGGCAGTTATTGGAGGAGCGAGTCTTTCGGCTGCTTTCGACCCGCGCGCTTTATGGACTACGTTCAGTCTGACCGGGACTGAAATGCGCCCCTATGTCTTTCTGGCCGACGGAACTGCTTTTCTGAAGCACTCTGGGGGATTGGATTCGGCGCGAAGATTAGGGATCCCCAAACCATCTAATCCAATAACCAGTATTGCCACTGTGGCTACTTCGGATGTCCTCATTGAAGCATGCGAAGATTATACCCAATGGAGTGGAGGAGATTCTGCCGTAACCATCGCTCCGTATTATCCTTCCATTTGGTGGTATGGCGTTGGAACCCTGGATGCGCGTTGGTATTACGCAAAATATTCATTCGTGATGAATGACGGTAGCGAGACCTACTGCAGTTCGGCCAATTTGCCTGGATACATCCCCAAATACAAAACGGCAAAGATGTTCTGGAAGACAGCCAAGCCGACATACCATTCCGAGGCGACCGGTGGAAATAATAATGCCACGGTTGATGGTCAAACTAATTATTATTTTTCTGATGCCACCTATGCGAGCATTCCCGCAGGCGCTCGAGTCCGCGGAGTAAGAATCCAGTCTGCCACCCTAATCGATCGGGTCCAAGTGCTTTGGGAAAAAAACGATGGAACGATTGTAGACGGTCCATTCCATGGTGGTGGTGGCGGAGTCGTATATGATTTCATGCTGGATTTCGATGAATACATCATCGAGTTAAAAGGCAAATACGGAGACTATCTTGATTCTTTGATTATCGTCACCAATAAAAGAACTTCCCAGCAATTTGGCGGGTCTGGTGGGCCTAGCAGCTATAGCGTCACTCTCCCGGTTGGCGATGCGCTTCAATCCAAGATGCTTATTGGATTCACCGGCAGGTATCACGGAGAAACAGCCTTCTCAAGCAAATTGAGCGCGATTGGGTTTGCCACCCAATACGATACTTATGATGACACCGTTACGGCCCCAGTCGGAGCGGTCGGATGGAATCTTTATGTGGGAGATTCATCTGACAATCTATATCGTGTGAATACCTCGGTAATCGATCTGGTTGACCCCTATTTGGAACCTCCAGGAGGATTTGTCTACACCACCTTCCGGCCTCCATTGCCCAATGTGGGAGATTTATCCAACGACGCCGCAGGAGAAACCACGAATGCCGTCAAGATAACCATGAGTGGTTCTGGCCGACAAGCGAAGGCTATAAAACCACTTTTCAATGATGTCGGGTATCCCATTATTGTGGATATGGGGACTCTTGACCCAGATGAGTCTGTAAAGTTTTCTATCAAATTCGCCGATGCTGAAGCAAAAGCAAATTGCGCATCGATCAGAATCCGGTTCGTTCTAAGTGATATCCCAGGAGATACCGGAGATAAGTACAATTATTTTGCCGAAGCCGAACAAACGGATTTTTCAGCCTTCACTCCGGGTTCATGGCAGCAAATCCAAAAATATAAATCCGATTTCGTTTTGAATAATTTTGGAGGAAGTTCCTGGGCGGATATCGGATGGAATACCGTTAGTGCCGTAATCATTGAAATCTTAACGATCGATCCGGTTACTGGTGGGGGAACCTGCGTTGTCAGTTTCGACAATATTTACTTCTCCCCGGTGGGGAAAATCAGCGGCACGGATTTGTCATGGACTTACACATACTATGATAGCAAAACGGATACCGAGAGCGATTACGCAGATCCGTATTCCAATACCTTGGGACCTCTTACCAATCAGCGCGTAGAGATTCAATTCCCTGCAACCCCATTGACAAATGCCCCAATGGCCAATCCTGACAAGATCAGGATTTATCGCATGGGGAATACCGTCACCCAGTTTCAAAGAGTGGCGGAGATAGACTATGTTGCGGGATTCCCTTTCAGCTACATTGACAATATCGACGATACGGCCCTTGGAGACGTCCTGGAAGAAGACAATCAACTTCCGCCAGAGCAAGTGGAAGGCGTTGAGATTTTCGACAATAGACTATGGACCTGGGGAGGAGTATCTCTGGATGGGATCTCTGAACCCTTAAATAGGTTGAGGTTTTCCAAGGGAACCAGGATCGAACATTTTCCATCAGACAACTATGTTGTTGTGGGAAGTGGCAATGAACAAATCATGCGCGTGATGGAGCATGATGGAGAACTTTTCGTATTCACGCTCACTAAGGTATATCGAATCGTTGGACAAGATGGGGAT